AGGAGCTAAAAGCCTTTGGTAATTCCTTTCCAACAGCTTTATAAAATTTAGAGGGTCTACCACCTCTACTTTTAGTTTTTGGAACGTCAACTTCTTCAATCAACTTCTGATCTTCTAATTTATTCAAGCTATATACTATGGCACGTTTTCTATGAGCACCGCCCACAGTATCGTGATCTACTAAATCTTTTACGCACCAAGGCTTAGTTTCTGTTCTCATCAAACGCAATATGTCCAAGGTATGTTTGTTTGGAGTGTCTATCACAACTTCTTCTGTACGATCTGGTGCAGGGCTTATAGAGTATGTGTAGTCGGGTAGCAAGGTAAATATCATCCGAAGCCCCTCACGGTCCTCTCTGGACTTCTCAACGCTAACTAATCTGCTATTTGCTGTAAGACCCATCTCAGCAGCATCATTCATTGATAGCTTTTTCATATTCCAAGTTTCATCCACCGCATTTTTAATCGCAGTAGTTCCTCTGAATTTACCCTCTTTAGTATTGTGGTGGATAATAATTATTGAACAAGCAGGAAAGTCTTGACCATTTCTCCTTACAAGTTTCTTGATAGGTAACGCATACTCTCGTCTATTCTCTTCGTATGGGTTGCTATCATTACAGCCGTCCAAACTATCAATAACCACTAGATCGTAAGCATACTTGTTTTGCATCTTTTTGAATCTGCTATACCACTGCATATCCCACTCAGTAACTACTCGAACATTCTTATCACATCCAATAAGTTTCATCTGCCTACGCAATATTCTCTCGTTCTGATCTCCATTTAACCAAAGAACCTTACCAACTGGCACGTTAACTAAAGCACCATAAACATTGAACGCTTTTCCATGTCCAATGTGTTTTGCCACTGTCTGACACATAGCAGTTTTTCCTGTACCACCATCTGCATGAACCAACAAAGTCCAAGGTTTAGGCAGCAATCCTGGAATCAGATATTCAAAAGGTGTATCGTCTAACTCATCAATAGCTAAAGGTTTTTGCCCCTTAGTTCTATTGAACATTTCGTGAGTATCAACTAATCTCTCAATCTCAGCAGCATTACCACGCTTTGCTTCAATAGCTAGTTTATGGACCGCTTGGTTATGTAACGCAGGATTCTCATTCTTAGGATCATTGTCAATATCCATATATCGCTGAATAAGATCCTCACCATCCAGCACTTCTTCTTTGTATCTAAGTGGGATAGCCTCTACATCTTCGATTAGTTTGTCTAGCCCAACCTGTTTAAATCTCTTTCTATCTGGATCGACCCTATCTGCCAAATCTATAAGATGAGCCATATTGTATCTAGCACCATCATTCCTCCAAGTCGCATACCACCTAGCAGCACAAGGATCTTCACCGTCTTCCCAACAATGTTCATAGTCAGGATCTTTCTTAGACCATTCTCTCCAAAGTTCTAAACCTTCAATACCTGGTAGCTCGTTGTTTATCATCGCACCTATTTCCCACCAATAATGTTCTTGGTTAGGTCCTTTGTGTCCGATAACACTTAAGCAACCACTAACGATAGCAATTCTCTCTTCCTTGGTACGTTTACTCCACCTGTTATCTACATATTTAATATCAACATCCTGATTATTCTTCTTGTACTGATCTTTCATGCGAGACAACAGCCATTCAGGAGCAACAGGAACGTCAAACAGATCACCTTCTAATTTATATTCGCCTTTACCTACTCCTTTTTTGTGGTATTCACCAGCTATTACACCCTG